AAACCCAGAACTGAAGGTGTCAACGTAGTCAGTTGATGTGACTTCAGCCGCTGTGCTGTTGAGTAGCAGGTAGGGGTCGTTGCCAGCCACGATGCCACGGGCAGTGTCCCAAACGTACCAATCGCCAGTTGAGTCGGTGCGCTTGATGAGGACAAACCTTGCACCACCTGTGAAGCCACAGTTGATCTGAAGCGTTGTGCCCGTGCCTGTGAACGATCCGACCTTGCTTACGCCGGGGCAGGTGGCAAAGAGGTAGGCGACCATGTTGTCGCCATAACTGTTTACAAAGTTAATTGTGTCCAACCCAAAATTTGAGCTTGTTGGCGCAGAAGTACCCCAAGCGTTAGTGACTGTTTGAATTGCTGTTGTGCTATTTAAGATGATAAGTTGATTGATGCTGCCAGAGTAAACCGTCCAGTTTGCAGCGGCTGTTCTGTCTTTTACAATAATCAATTCTGGGACAACCGCAAGGTTGTGGGTAACCCGCAAGTTTGTTTCACGCGACCCAGCAGTAGGGAAGCAAACCTCATCAAAGAAGCCGGGGGCGCGGCGGAAGAACCAATTAACTCCAGTGTAAGCACCGCCAAAGATATTATCGATTACCGTAGAGTTTTGTTTATCAAACGCCATGTACGTTGAACCGGGGGAAGATGATTCAGCAATAGTTGATGCTGTTTGCAAATACGCCTGACCCCGAAGCCTGTCAACCACATAATGATCTGAGCCAGATGTTTTATTAATGATTCCCATATCAATGGGAAATCCGGGGGTTAAAGATTGCGGCTGTGTATATGTGCCTGCTAAGGCCGTATACACACTCGTTCCCGTTGTCGGCACTTTCATCGGGCCACGGCGTATGGCGATGTAGATGAATGTTCCGGAAGCAGAAAATCCAACAGCAGAAAAACCTGTGGCCGTTGGGTTTCCTTGGGCAAACGTAGTCTCTGAATTTGATAAGTTTGCAAACAAACGTGCATCGTCAGAGAATGACCACCCGCGCATGGTGTCCAACATAAACCAAGACCCTGTGTCGTTGGTCTGCTTAATCATTACCCACTGAGGCTCATACCCAAGGCTCACAGTCGCATTACCACTGCCATCAGTAGTAAACGACCCACACGAAATTACATTGTCCGTACCAGTCAGGCCAAAGCCCCCTGCGTCGTGGGCGTAGATGTAGGCAACGTAAGTGCCGCCAGATGCGTTAACCGTGGTGTCAGTACCAATGCTGAACACTGTGCTTGTCGGTGTTGTGCTGTTCCAGCGTGTAGCGCCTGTGTCTACCGCTGCTGCACTGTTCAGCACCAAGTATTGGGTGTGTGCAAGACTGCGGTGATAGCACTGCCAATCTGCTGTTGTGTCTGTGCGCTTGACAATAATGCACCCCGGAACAGAGCCAAGATTGTGTGCAATGGTTGTTGCAGAACCCGTACCCGTATACGCCACAATATCAAAAAACTTCGGCTGTTCTCGGAATGTCCACGAAACGTAATCGCGTCCTGAGCCGTTGACTGTGCCATCGTTGCTTGCAAACTGAAAACCCGTTGAAGTAAACGATTGACCTGTATCGGTTAAATTTGTGCCATCGGTTGACGCGCTGTTTAAATACTGATTAGCGCCGCGCCCTGTGTCATATAGTCGGTGGGACGCAGCAACATTTCGGCACTTGACCCACAGTAGGCCACCCTTACCCGCCAGATCAATCCCATTGGTGATCGTCTGCGTGGAGCCGTTGCCCGGGTACAGGTACGTCGAAAACACATCCTCAACAAAGTTGGCATCACCCGCAGCCGATGAAGTATTGCTTGAAAACATCAATACCCCTTAGACGGTGTAATTCTTGCCAGCCTCAGAACCATACCAATTGGTTCCGTCAGCCGTGAACACATACTTGTCCAGCTTGGATGCAGTGGCCGTGATCGTTGGCGCAGTCCCGGATGGCCACTTCACAGCCGCTGGCCATGTCGCAGTGCGTGAGCCTGTGCCGTCTTGCTTCAACAGCAAAGTGAAGCCCTTGCCAGCAGTGGCCGTGGGAAATGTAAATGTGCAGTTGCCTGTCAGCGTCAGGATTTGGACCGTGCCACCAAGCAGATCAATCGTGTAAGCCGTGCTGGTGTTTGCTGTTGCTACTTCCTCGGTGTACCCGTTGGTGAACGTGCCAGCCTCAATCGTCTTGTTGGTCAGGGTTTGTGTGGCAGTTGTACCCACAACACCCGTCAGCGTATTGTCTGCGTAGGCAATCGTCTTGTTGGTCAGGGTCTGCGTACCCGTCAGGGTCACATCGCCAGCCGTACTGGAGTCCTGCTTGGTTGAGATGGCCGTGGCGATGTTATTGAACTCAGTGTCAATCTCAGTGCCTTTGACAATCTTCGCGGGGTTGCCCGATGAAAGATTGTCCTTAGTTGCGAAGTTGGTGCTTTTTACGTAATCGCTCATGATAGCTTCCCGTTCTTGGCTTGAATTTCGATCTTTTGAATAGACAGTTGCGAGCCATCAATGTCTGATTCATACCCAGTTTGGACGACTTTACCCGCGCCGCTTGCCGATACATTTAGCGTGTTGAGCGCAATGCCGTCGGAATACTGAGCAACTGGTACTGCGTTCGCGCCATATTCAGCGATGCCGTACTCCGACACGCCTTGTATCGGAATTGTGGACGTAGAACTCAAGTAGTTGGTCTTGAAGTCAAACCCCCACTTGAAGATAACGGGCTGGTTTGTGCCGCCGATCACCACCACCGAAATCTTCTTCAAGATTGATGTCCGGTTGATGTCGCCCAAATCAGCGTGGTTGGTGTAGTACTGGAACCGATAGCTTGACTCGTAGTCTTGATACCCGGTGTAATCCCCGATGTAGCCGTTTTTGCCGATGTAGACGCTGCCGTTGCGCAGCGCGTAGAGCGCGGTCGGCTGAATTGAGTCCCAAGTTGTGACCCTGGACGAGCCGTCTTGCAGCATGATCTTGGTATCAAAGCAATAGACCGACTGCGTAAAAGGCATGGTCAGAAGGTAGAAGCCCTCTCGCTCGGAATACACCGACTTGATGTTGGCCAGCGTCTGCACACCAACGTCGGTCATCAAGTCGTTGCGGACGTTCTTAGACAGATCGCGCTCTGGGGCAGACTTCTCTTGGATCGTACGCATCAACGAGCGCACCCCTGAGTTGGACAAGAAGATCACGTCCGAGCTGGTGGTCTGCACGCTGTCGCGGGCCAAGCAGCCAATGCCGCCAACCGTGTCGGACAAAAACATCGTGGAAGGTGTTGTCGCGCCTTGGTAGACCAGAATCTGGCGCTTACCAAAGATGAACAGAAACCCGTTGTGCGCAGCCAGGCCCTGCACCTCATCAGCGCCGTTTGGCCACACTCTTGTCGTGTCCAAGGTGCCAGTGGTGCCGCCTGACCAAACATGGCCTGCAATCAGGTCAGAGAAGGACACGGTAACCTTGTCGGTGCTGGAGCTGGCCACCCACAGGCGACCGTAAGCAGACAGCGCGATGTTGGCGCTAGGCACCGTGCCGACGTAGCCTGACTTTTCGCTCACGCGGCGATAGGTCGTCGTGCTGATAGTGGGGTCGTAGATCAGCGGGTCGTGGCCGGTCTGGAAGAAGTAGGTAATGCCGTTGAGCGATACCACCGACCAGTTGCTGGCGGTGATGGTCGGACCAGTACCCCCGCCCCCGTAGGTCAACTCGGTTACCACATTGGATGCGCCGAGTTTGAACAGCTTGTTGTTGCCCGCAAACAGAACGGTCAAAGTGCCGTCCGGCTGCACCAATTCGTGGATCACGCCCACATCGTTGGCCCCGAGGTTGCCAGACGCTGCGTTGACCCGTGTCCAGCCCTTACGAGCGCCAATGCGACCGTACTGGTCGATCACGCAATTCGTTGCCACCAAAGCAAAGCCAGACGCAAGATCAAGAGGCGAGTCTTGCGTGTTCAGCCCGTAAAAGCCGGGGGCTGAGATGCTGGCAATTTGAATGGCTTGGCTCATATCGCTACAAACTCCTGCGCCTCTGGGTAGCGTGTGCCCTCCAGCGCAATGTAGTCGGCCAGCATCGAACGGTACAACTGGAACGCCTCAGACGAGTTCAAACCGCCGTCCTCACCACGTTCAACTAAGGCGCGAGAGTAAGCATTTTGCACGACCAGCACGTCTGGCACCTTGACCAGCGTGCTGTCGGACGACAGCGTGGCTTGGGGTACTGTCAGCGAGAAGGGAAGAACGTAGACGTTATCTGGACGGGCATACAACACCACCTTGGTGTCGCCGTTGCCGTCCACGCCGTCAAAGCTGTAGTACTCAGGGATGCCGCTGATCGCGGGCACCAGGTTCTGAAAGCGGTTCATCTGCACGAAGCTGATGTTCTGCATTCCGACATTTGATGTGACGTTGATCACATCCATGACTTGAAACTTCTGGCCAGCGCCC